CTCATTTATAGCGCTGTTAGATTGTTAAAAATTCTTTTCGCAAGTATGGAGGACCTAAACTACCCTCTGCCCCCAACCCGTTTTCCGGATTTTCTCAAAATCTGTACAGGATATGTTTTATTTCCTGTATGCGCCAGTACTAAAGGCGCATCTGTCACAGTTGTGATTTATTGCACTGTGAATGTTATATGTTCTACACACTTTCAGTGGAAAGTGTGCTATATGTTATTTTAGATGGATTTGTAAGGAGTCCGAAATTGTAACTACCTACTAGCTTGAATAGAAGGTTCCGCTTCCTGTAGATATGGTGAAGATGTAATTATTAGACTTAATATGCGCGGCCAGAAGATGCCAGCTGCTGTCGAAGACTACATCCATACCCTGCCTAGGATAAGGATTTGATTAACTTTTGCAATACTCGAAGCTATACTCTGTTTCAGTACGTGACTAGACGTATAGGGTCGTTCACCTCGCCCGCCATTTCTCAGAGTCCCTGGTCTAGATGAGCCTATTTGCTTACTAGAGCGTTAGTTTGTTCGAACACACTTAGATCCATCCTGTTTCTTTTACCCAGTACCACGTACATTAGCCTGCAGCCGGCAGTTGCTCACAAGAGCGTGATTAGTGTATAAGAAAATTAGCCTGTTTATAATCATGACAAGTATTCATATGAGAGTAAACAATGGCAAAAGTGAACAAAACAGGCTTGGACTTATGTCCCCCCTTTCTACGTGTAGTAGTCAGGCTTTCCGTCTCAGCGATGCAATTAGCAATCCTTTCTTAGAACCACAAGGATTTAGCTTGTTTCAACCGCTCGCTGAAGCGAAGAATGAAGTTGACAAGGCGTTTGATGTCTACAATCATTTTAAAGATGCTCAACGGTTGTTAGCGTACAACGGCACGACTGAATCCGACATTGTAAACAATGTTGTCGCACGTGCCGAGGATCTTCTCTCTTTCCTTGTTTTATTGAGAGATGTGTCTTCCGTCGCAGGATTTGTTGCCACATTGCATCTCTATGTGCGTACACATTTTTCTGCCCCTATTACTCCAATTATTTGGGATCACTTGAAACCTCTTCTCGATCAAATGACCGATTATGTTCAGGGCAAGTTATCTCCTCAAGCGACTGGAGTTGTTGATGATGCCATGGAAGAAGTTAAAGGTGTTATTTCTGACTGGCGTCGTCATCGTGATGGACCTCTTGGACAGATGTTTGGGAACATCGTGTCTATTTTGATCTCGTTTGGATTTTTCCCTGATTGGGAAAACAATGCATTTCAGAGCTCGTTCCTTAAAGCTCTTAAAGTGAAAACTTGGAATGTTCAGAAGGACGCGATCAATTTCATGGATATGGTCACTGATACTCTCCTTTTCTTTTTATCACGTGGATATGCTGCTTACCTTACTGGAGACTTGTCTCTTTTGCTATTCACTGATGATGAAGCTCAAAAGATGGAGGATGAATATTCATTGCTTGTATCTGCTCTTCCTTTATTGGAAGCTGGGCGTCTTGCAGACTTGGAACGCTTTGGTCAATCTATTGTTGATGCTTCGGATTATGAGATCCGTCTCGAGAAGTTAATTGCCAAGATGATGCAACTTTTGCCCACTGTGCCTAAGCCCGCTGCGTCACAACTTTCGGCGAAGATTTTGAATCTTAAGAAAGTCAGGACAAAGCTTATTATGGCACAACAACAATCATGTATTCGTGAAAAGCCGTTTACGGTTATGATTCATGGACCTAGTGCTGTCGGAAAATCTGAGATCAATGCTAAGTTGATCAAAGTTCTTTTGTCGCACAATGGTTTTCCATCTTCCAAAGAGCATGTCGTTACACTTAACGATGGTGATAAGTATCAATCTGAATATCACCCTTACCATAATGCTGTTACTCTGGATGATTTTGGAAACACGAAAGCGGATTTCTATGAAGGGAACCCCACGAAACCCATCATTGATTTCGCTAACAACGTGCCAATTGCTGTCCTCAAGGCTGGAGTCGAATCTAAGGGAAATGAGTATTTCATTGCCAAGCTTTTTACGATTACGACTAACGTTAAGTCATTGATGGCACACACGTTTTCCAATGAACCTGTTTCTATTCTTCGTCGTTTTGATGCTATCCTTGATGTTCGTTTGCGTCCTGGATATGTTGATTCTCTTACCGGAGGTCTCGATGGTAAGAAGATGAAGAAGTTCATTGAAGATGCTTGGATTATTGATCTCCAGCGTGTAGAAATTATTCGTACTGGAAATAAAGAATCCGGCATTCGTGATTCGCACAAGTTCGTAGACATTTTGAAGGGTGCGTCCTTCGCTGAATGTCTTGAGGTTTTGAAGAAGATGAGTGAGGAGCACTACGCTGTCCAAAAGCGATTTGTTGCTTCTGTTGAGAACTCGTATGACATTGACCTCTGCGAACACTCTGACATGCCAAGTGAATGTCCGTATTGTGCGCCGAAGATGTGTCAAGAATGCGATCTTGAACATCAAAGTGGCGATATTTCTCCGGAAGTTCTTCAAGAAATCCATGATTCTATTAATATGGATACATATTGTGAAGAACGCTCTCTCAAGGACCAAGTTGCCGATTGGTATGAGGAACATTTTCCGAAGGAAGCTGTTGCCAATGCTGCTGATCATGTTCGTTCTCTCGTTGATGTTATGCGTGAACATCAAGAAGAGATCTTGAAGGGATGTGCTATTGGGGCTATCTCTATTGTTGCTATTATTGGAGCTGTCAAGTTGTACCGTACGTTCTCTAATATGGGAAAGGAACTTGAACTCCAAGGAAACATGATGTCCTATCCTGAACATGAAACTGTGGCTCCCGTTACTAAACCTCGTTATCAAACTGATGAACAAGAAAACATCTGGAAGACTGTTCGTCCTATGTCAGTTCCTAAGTCCGATGCATCCAAATGTACTTCTATGGAGAAATTCGGTCCACTTCTTTGGAAGTGGCTTCAACGTTGTCAAGTTACGTGGGAGGACGGCTCAAAGAAGATTTCCATGATCGTACCTATGCGTGGATCTTCTTGGCTAATTCCAACCCACATGTTACCTGATGATGATAAAGTATACACAATTGAGATTTTACGTCGTGATACTAGTAAGCTTAGTAATGTTGTCAAAGAACGTGTCTCAAGCCATGATTGGGTTCGTGTCGGTGGTGATCTCACCCTTGTTTTGCTGGCAAGTGGTGGATCTGTTGTTAACATGTCTCAATATCTGGCTGAAGGAGAAGTTACCGGAAATGCTCGTATTGGAGCTCGTATGTTCGATCTTAAACCTGATTTTACAAAGGAAGATCCTACTATTCGTATTGGATCCTATAAGGAATACAAGACTGGTGTGACCGCCTTTAATGGCTTTGATTATCGTCTCCCTTACAACACATATTCTGGTTTATGTATGGCTCCTATTGTTTCTCTTGAT